TGCCCCTCTAGCAGATGCAGGTACATAACCAAGATGCTTGGCTATTGAAACAGCAGATGATCTTTTAACGGCTGAGTCAAGAAACATCTCATTTACCATCATATTAGCAAGATATGCATTATAATGGGTATTATATGATAGGAGGTCTAATAGTATAGATAAACTAGATGCATCAAAATCATAATCTTTAAAAATAAGATTATTATCTTTATCTCTGTAATTTGTTAAGAATTGTTTTAGATTGTTTTTGATTTGATCAAAATCTAATTCTGATATTCTGTAGTTGGCCATTATCTTACTCTACTTATTAGTGTTGAAATTGTAACAGGATTACTAGTATTTTTTAAAGTAAAAATAATATTAACTATCAAATCATTAGTGTCTGTAGATTCTTCTATTTCGACATTTATTAATCTTGCTCGCTTTTCATATTTTTCTATAGACTCGGTTATTGTTTGTTCCATTGCAAGTTTAACTGCAGAGGAAAAATTTTCGAATAATAAAGAATGTACCTGTGTCCCTATTTCCGGATGAAATGATCTTTCGAAATTTTTAGTTCGTATTAAATGTTTTATCGAAGTTTTTACGGCATCCTCATCTGTTTTAAGATAAAGATCCTTAGTAAATGGATTAATCGTAAATGAAAGATCCAAATCTGCGAATTGTTTTATTTGTTTACTGGTTGCCATATTAGATATTTATTATGCTAAATTTACCAAAGATTTAGAAACAGATGCATGGTTTGCGAATGTTTGTACCGGCGGTTTGCTAGATTTAACCAATGTTCCGTTAGCAGTAAGGAACGCAATATGTATCCAGGCAGATCTCAACTTATTGTTACCTGACTCAAAAGCATATTCTAAAAGAATTTGTCTATGAGGAATATTTTGCACAATCCATTGTGCAATATCTCTGTAGTCTTTAAATCTAGTATTTGTAAATTTTATGTCTGCAGCTGCACCTAATCCATGATCGCTTGTCTCAGCATTGCTTCCAGTAACAGTAGATGCTACGGGTCTAAACGCACTATTAATCTTCATATCTGGAAATTTAGCTTTAATAGGATCTAAACAATTTACAGTCAATTGTTTTAAATTATATACTATTTGTTTTTCTGTCAATCCTCTTTGAGCAACCAATCCGCCATCTTTTAGCATATCATCTAAAGTAAATATTCTGTTATCCTTATTAGACAATATAAATGACCTTGGGAAGAATGTAAATTTATTAATATCGGCATCATTTACTGTTATTAACGGGGTGGATGCAGAAAGTATTGCCTCACCTTCGACTGCTTTAGGAACAATACTATTGTTTATCAATCCTTGTTGTTCCAAGCTTAATTTATATGCATCGGAACCCGCATCTCCAGCATCATGATAAAATGTTGCTTTTGATATTACTTCTCTTTGTAAGACAGGAATAGGTGTTTTGTCTGGAGATTTTTTATCAGGTAACGTATCCAATGGGCGATCTATTTGTGCAATACTAATAGCACCAGATTGTTGTTTTACAATTCCACCTTCTATTAATGTTTCTAATCCACCATTCAAACTCATAGTGGAGGTTCTGCCTGACTCCATTAAGAAATCACCTGTTGCTTTTTGGACAATATCACCGTCCTTTGAATAAAAATTAATTCCTTTGCCCTGCATACTAATAGGACCCTCGGATACAAGACTGAAACTCTTTGCTGCGGTTACTCTTAAGTTTTCAGATATAATACTTGTTTGTCCAGCACTTTGTACTAATGTATTACCGTGGCTTGTTACTGATAAGTCCCCCTCAACTTGAATTTTTGCGTCATCCTTAACTAATATACTAGTTTTACCTTCAACCGTTAAACATTGAGCACCCTTAACATATACAAAGTTATTATGATCTATAACCTCATAGTTATCGCCCACCGTTTTTCTTACCATTGATCCATTTACATCAATCTCAATATATGTTCCTGTTTTATGAAATATATGTATTCGTTCTGCACCCGGTGTACTATCTAATTCTATTAAATGCCCAGCCTCAGTTTCTGTAACTTGATTGTAAGGATATCCGGCGCCATATGCAGAATCGGGTTCATTCCATGTTTGTTTACTATTAGCTAATTGAATATTATCTATTTTTCTATTCTTTTTTACGTTAAAACTTTTATGTGATATATCACCCACTGCTAACTTATTAATATCACTAGCACCTATATAATCTGATCTTGGATATTGTTTATTGGGATCTTGGAATCCTGATATATTTGATAATGCAGAATTATTTAACGCGGCATTAGTTAAATTCGTATTATTTGTATTAGGTAAATAATTTCCTGCAGGATCCATTCTGTATTCAAAATCTCGTATGGTACCGCCTAACGCTGCATTTACCGCAATAAAGTAATCCTTGGCTAATTTTCCGTTTGCATCTTTTTTATTTAATTTGTCAGCATTTGTAACTCCCATTGCCAAAGATGTTGCTAATAATCCTGCAACATCTTTAGACGCATCTTGGTCTGTAACTTTTCCCATTCTCAATAGTGTGTTGTAATTACTTTTAGATGCAGCTACAACTGCAGATTCTTGTATTACTGTGTCTTCTAAAAATTTTGTTTTACTTGTTATACCATCCTTACCTGTCCAATTATCAGGATCAGCTGTCCATGTAGATAATACTATATCCTCTGGACATCTTTTAACGTAACCAAGATCAACCAATGCATTTATACTTAACTGATATTTACCCAATTCGCCCGTAGAACTTTCTTTGGTATAACTTCCACCAGATACTTTATCAGAAAATGTCTTAAGAAATATATCCAAATCTGATTGCGTCAATGGACCCAAATTAGGTTTGGTATTCTTTTCTGTTTTTACCACATAGTTATTATCTTGATCTACTAATACAGTGCCATCAGAACTTTTTACAACATTATTTGTGTCAGTATCCTGTTTTTGTTTTGTTAATGATGCAACCGATGGTGCGGGTTTTCCTGCAAGTGTTCCTATAATTAAAGGACGCTGTGCTTCTTCTCCATCCATAAACCAACCGACCACCCAAGTTCCAGGAACTATACCTACCGGCGCAGATCCGACCCCAGATGTTGCCGCAGAAGTAATAGACTGCATGGGTAAAGCCCAGGGTAAATCTGAGGTAGGCAATTCTGTAGTGTCGTTAGTATGATAACCAAATACCCTTACTCTGCACCTACCTAGTTTTTCAGGATCATCTCTATCCTCAACTACGCCTGTCCACCAGACAAGATTAGTACTTCCTAAAATCATTTTTTGGCCTTAGTATATTCTGTAGCTGAGAAAGAATCCTTGACAACATTCATAGTAATAAAATGTGTTTTTGGGTTTATTTTATGTGACAGATTTGTTATCAAATAATATCCAGTATATGCCATATCTTGTTTACTATTAGTTTTATCCTTGGATGTTAAAGCACCAGGTTCGCCTTTTGGAAAAACTATTTTTATAGTATTACCAACTTCCACATCAGTTCTTCCGGGTATAACAATTTGCATCTTAAAATTATTTAATTCCAATAGGTTTGATCTTCGATTACCAAAAGTTATTTTAGGTATTTGATCAAAGTTGTTTTCTACTTTTGTGAACAACTTAGGATTACTATAATTAATTTTACCATAAGAAAATGGATTTCTTATTATATTTTTATCAAATAACGGATAAGAATCTGTACTGTTTAGATGAGCATATTTGTCAAATTCTGTGGGATGATCATAACTTTTAAATTCATATGTTTTGTTGTAAATATCCACATCTAATAGAACACTAGCAAGATATCCAAGTCTACTATTATCCAACTGGTTAACTGCTGTTTCTATGGATAAATCTTTTATGGCATACATAGCTTTATATTTATCCTCAACAGATAATGTTTTTATATACGCCTCGGAATACACATACTCACCTATAGAATATTTATCCAAATTCGATAATATATTATCCATACTACCAAAATAAAATCCCTTAGTAGTTTCCCAGAATAAAAAATTCGCAGCTTTGCCTGCAGGCGGTAAACATTTACCTGCTAACCAATTAATACATTGTATAGGTGTCCAACCTGGACTAATAAATTTTAATTTATTTGCTGGGTATTCTAAAAAATATAAAGGTGTTTTTGTTGTAGCATTATTGGATGTTCCCAATGAAATATTTCTATAGGCTTGCATATAATCTATAAAAATATCATTTATTATCTTTGATGGTGTTCCTTCAAACGATTTATAAATTGGATTCAATACATCATTAAATCCCTCACTAGACATTATGCCTAATTCATATATTACTGTACTACCGTCGTTGGCATAATTTTTATTTTCCACAGAAAATACTCTAAAAGTTTTGTATATACTATATTCATCTGTGAGGGTGGGTGTTTTAACATTTATAAACAAATATTCATCACCGACTAAAGGAAAGAAAGAAGCAAGGTTTCTACTATCCGATAATAAAATTGACCCAGTAACAACAGGATCAAAGATACTTTCATATAGATTAACTTCAACCAAATAATCTAACAGGTTAATGTATATGCCTTTATTAAATGAAAACAATGTAATTTCATTTAAATTTATTTGCCCGGGAGCTTGTAATATTTCTTGAGTCATTATTGATTTATTAATGCATTATAATCTGTAAGTACTCGTTCAACAATTCCCGCTTTTAATATTTTAATTAATCTATAACTCTCATTATTCAATTCTTCTACTTCATAATTACTTTGAAAATCTGTACCAACCGCAGATTCTCTATATGCAATTGCAGTATTGATTCCCAAATCATTTGGAGTTTCTATAAGTAATCTTTTCGGATTTTTGTGTGTGGAATCTTCTAATAAAATAAAGAATGTTTCAACTTGGTATCCTTTAGCGTTCACTGCTCTATTAACAGTAAAGATATCTCGTTCAGATCCATATTTGGCTTGTGTTTGTTTTATTAAATTATCTTGACTAAGTGGCCATTCGAATCTAGGATCTACAATATTATTTGTTAGTAATATTAACCAATGCAGTTCCGGTGTGCCATAGAATCTAAAAGATAATTGTTCGGGTGTTTCACCACCTAACACCTCATAAGTTTCAAAATAGGAATTATTGTCTTGAAATTCTTTAGATAGTATGGCTCTTTTAAATATATCTTTTACTACTTGTTCCGTAGCACCATCATCTAAAGTATAGGCAATACTAGGAAAATTTTCAAAGAAATTAGTAGCCATTTTTATCTACTCCCTCGGAAGTCATTTGCTCTAATTCCTGGAATTTAAGTGACATACCAATTTCTGCAGGTGCACCTCCCTTACCAATCGTAACAAATTGATCACCGCCATAATCTACAACCATGTCTACCAATGCACATCTTGCAAATTTATGTAAATATTTGTTCTCTTTATTTTTATAATAGTATTTAATATCAAATTCAGAGGGATATATGTAAAATAACTTATTTTGTGTTATTTCTGGATGCATATTTTTTTTAAATATCTTTATAATATTTTGTATCTTATCAGTTTCGCTTTGAGTCTTTGGTAAAAATCTATATGTAAATTGAAATGTTCTATAGTCTACAGATTCGAATAACACTTCTCTAAAAGGATTTGTTTTTTGCCTTGTACCCAGTTCCAAAAGATCTGATATAGTACCACCTACCGCTTTTATTGAAGGTACTCTTGCTAATTCTGCAACCAATCTTGCTTTAACTTCAGGAGATTCTATTGCTGCGGTTAAAGATCCCATAGCAGACCCCTGAACTAATAATCCTGCTAATACTCCTAAATCTCTACTAGTATAATTAACACCATATCTAACCACAGGTTTTTCTGATATATGTAATGTTACAACCTCCTTTAATCTTGAGGTTGAACCAGAAGCAAATGCCGGTAGATTACTTAAAGTTTTATTTATAAAATATTGCGCCGATAATGCTGCTGCACCTATACCCACTGCTGTTAGCGGAGCTTGTTTGGCTTTAACCCCCATACCAATTGCTGCAGCAGCTGCTAATCCCCCGACAACCAAAGCTGAATTATCGCGCAAAATTTGTCCGGCACCTAGTATGTCTTGTTGAGACAATCTAGGTGAAACAGTATTATTCGTCCCATCAGTATTTAGTTTATTTACTTTCTTTTGTTCTGCATCACTTACATAATAATCAACATTCTGTGGATTGCCTCTTCCCCCTGTAGCTTTATCTCTCGTATTAATGTAAAAAGCCACATAATTCTGTAGATCGGGTTTTACCCGTAGCCCATCAGGATATTCTAAGGCTGATATATTATAATCAGAACCATTCTGATTCTTCCATTTTTGATTTGCTTCTTCCTGAGTACTTACTGTATTTGCCATATATTTCTATATAAATATTGTTGGATCATTATTATTTATATTAAATGTTATACACCAAAACCTATAAGGGCAAGTTTAGAACCAAGAATCCTTCGAAATACAAGGGTGACGTGAATAATATTGTATATCGTTCCTTGTGGGAATTGCGCTTTATGAAGTGGTGCGATTCAAATACTTCCGTACAGGAATGGGGCTCTGAAACAGTAATCGTACCCTATGTTTCTCCGCTGGATAAAAAGGTCCATCGTTACTTTGTGGACTTTTATATTAAAGTGATGGATAAAAATGGTGGATTGCAGAAATATCTAATAGAAATAAAACCCGAGAGATTTACTAAACCTCCTACAATCCCACAGAGAAAGACAAAAGCATTTATAGATGAAGTCTTTCAGTATGGAGTAAATGAAGCCAAATGGAAAGCAGCATTTGAATTTTGTCAGGATAGAAATATGAAATTTATGGTATTAACCGAAAAAGATTTAGGACTAATGAATGGCTGATAATATATTTCAAACTGTTAGTATGAAGGCAGGTGATGCTGAGAAGTCATACTATTGGTATAGAGAACAAGTTAAAAATCTTGGTTCTAATTTATCAGGTACTCAATTACTAAGAAATGAAAAATTAACTTCAAGAATACGCCCGGGCGAAATGTACTTGTTTATGTATGATCCTAAACTTAAAAAGACTTTGCCTTATTATGATGCGGTTCCTTTAGTATTGCCCTTTCAGATTGTCAAAGATGGATTTTTAGGTATCAACCTTCATTACTTGCCGTATCTAGCTAGATTCAATTTGTTAGGTGAATTAAATAAATTGACATTGGATAAAAGAATAAATGAGAATACTAGAATACAAATATCTTGGCAAATATTAAGTAGTTCATCTAAGTATTTAGCAGCAACAGCCTGTGTTAAACATTACTTAAGTTCCCACTTAAGATCAAGATTTTTAAAAATAAATTATACAGATTGGATCACTGCATCTATGTTGCCTGTTGAAAGATTCAAATCAGATTCAGGAAACGATCCTTCAAAAGCTAAAGTTTGGCGGGACACAACTAAGAAAATATAGGTAACAATAATGTCATCATCGTTAGAGCGCTTTATAAGTCAAGTAAACAAGCGTGGCTTAGCAAAAACAAATTTATTTAAAGTAGAAATCAGTACTCCCCCCTGTATTGCGAGTCATCCTGTAGGAAGTATACCCGAATTACTTAATATATTTTGCCAATCTGCAAATTTTCCAGCTACTAATATAGGGGTAAAGGAATTGAAAATTGCAGGACCTACATATAAAATACCATATAGTATAGATTACGGTGGCGAAGGCATAGCGCTAACTTTTCTTGTAGATCGGAAAATGGATGTAAAGGGTTACTTTGATTTATGGATGAGCCATATTATAAACCCATATGAATTTCATTCATACTATAATGAGGGGCAAACTAGATATACGACAGATATACGAATAAAACAAATAGCAGAAATAACTCCAGGATTAAAAGTATATGAAAATAACGGAGAAGAAACAATAACGCCTACAGAAGATATGGATGAGTCATATTATGTGAAACTTGAAGATGCTTTTCCTAGAAATATGGGTATGATAGAATTGGATACATCCGCACAAAATTCGGTGCATAAATTAACTGTAAACTTTGCATATAGAAAAGTAATTTTTAATAATGAAATATATAATGCTCGCAAGGAAAATGACTCAAGATTAAATATTACATTCCCAGATGGCACTGTATCAAGAGAATAAATTTAAATAATAAGGAATATTATGGCTTTACCAAAATTAGAAACACCGACATATGAATTGATTCTACCCTCATCTAGAGAGAAAATAACATTCAGACCATTTCTTGTAAAAGAATATAAAATACTATTGACAACACTAGATGCAGAAAATACAGAGATTAATCGTGTTGTTACGGATCTAGTTGATGCATGTACATTCAATAAATTAAAATTAGATTCGCTTGCAAATTTTGATGTAGAATATATCTTTTTAAACATACGAGCAAAATCTATAGGTGAAATTAGTAATCTATTATTAAATTGTAATAACTGTGATAATCAAATATCATTAGATTTAGATTTGACAAAAGCGATTGTAGAAAAATCTCCAGATCATAATACAAGAATTAATATAACAGATAAAATTATTATTGAAATGCGTTATCCAAAATTTGAAGAAATGATTAATATCTATCAAAATTTTAAATCAGACATAATAGTGGAAATGTTAAGTACTTGTATAAAGGCAGTATATACCGAGGATAAAATATACGATGATTATACTAAAGAAGAATTATTAGAATTTGTTAATTCTTTCTCTAAAAATCAATTTGAAATGATAGAGAATTTCTTTTTAACTATGCCTAAATTAGTACAACATATAGAACAAGATTGTGATAAATGCGGAGCACATAATACAATGACTCTGGAGGGTCTGCAAAATTTTTTCGTCTGACCCTTTCCCATGAGGGCCTTTTAAACTATTTTACGTTAAATTCTACTCTGATAACCAAATATAATTACTCTCTTACAGAAATAGAAAATATGATACCATGGGAAAGAGATACTTATATATCATTAATTATTACGCAGATCAATGAAGAAAATGAGAAAATAAAACAAAAGAATTTCAGGAATAATCAATAATGTTACCTACAAATCCCCAGTCATTAACTGCTGCAGATCGAAGTGTTTTAGAAAATTTAAAACAGCAAGGCGAGCAAATAGATAGACAGACCAAAGTCTTAGAAACCTTAGTTGATAGGGTAACAAGACAAATGCGATCTGACGAAAAATTAGAAAAGAATGATAAAAAAAATAAATCGGAAATTAAGGGAGATACCAAAGTAAAAGATATTCCTGGGATGGCGTTTGACAAGCTCTCAGATAGTTTAAATGATTTTATAGTCAAAAGGTTTAATTCTATTAAAGATAAGTTTAAAGAAGAAAAATCTAAACCTGCAGAAAAACAAGAAGCGGCAAAACAGGAAAAAGAACCAAAAGAAGATAAAGATGTTTTAAAAAACATACTAAATAATATGGTTACTACATCTAAATATCAGGAACAGATGTTAGAACATACTAAAGCGTTACAATCTATAGCAGATAAAACATATGTTAGTATAAACGAGTTAAATAATAACTTACAAAATCCAGAAAATGTAGAACAGCCTGATGAAAATACTACAACTACAGATACTAATACCGAAAAACCAAAAGCAGAGAAAAAAGAAAAAAATACTTTAAGATTATTATCCAATAACGAAAAATCAAAATTGCCTGCTTCTAATGATAATACATTTGATGCAGCAAATGAAACTACATTTACTGATAAAAAGTTACCTGACGAAATAGGTGTAGCTGTAGGTAAATCGTTAAAACCTAATTTAGACAATTTAGGTAAAACATTAAAGGATGCATTAGCTCAGGGTTTTGGTAATTTAGAACTAGCAGTTAATGATATTGATAAGACATCTTTACCTGTTCCTCCCGTTGTTGCCGGTGCAGCAGGAACGAGTGCTGCTTTATTGGGATCTGCCGCTTTGGCAGCGGGTGTTGCGACTGGCGGTGCATTGTTAGCAACAGGTGCAAGCAATGCATTATCAAATGCAACAGATGAGCAATTGGATATGTTATCCGCAGATATAGGAAGTGATACTGGGATTGCCGCAGCTGCGATGTTAGAAAGCAGGCAACCAAAATTAAAACCAAAAGAAGAACAAGCAAATATTCGTAAGATTGATAATCAAATAGCAAGCGCAGAATCTGAAAGAAATATGTCAGATAAAAAGGCAGGTGGAAGATATACTGAAGGTAGACTCGAAAGAAGAGCAGATAAAATAAAACCAGAGTATTTAAAATGGGCACAAAAATTTTATAATGATCCAAATTTACAGGATCCGGATTATCTTTCGTTACCTGAAAACAAAGGTATTTTAGAATTATTAGAAGAGCGTCAGAAACTTAATGTGAAACCAGAAATGGAAAAGGTTACACCGAAGAAAAAGGAAAGTACCAGTTTGATGAAAGCAGTAACAGATGAAAACGCAGAACTAACATCGAAAGGTGGTACACAAGGTGCCCCTATTATTGTTAACAATACTACTAATGCAGTATCGGAATCGGGTTCTTCTGCGAATTTTTCCTCGGCTACTCCTAGAAATCAATCTACAGCGGTTAATGATTATCTTAGGGGCAATGGTCGGTTACATGATGCGGTATACCGATAAGTAAAAACCCCGCCGAAGCGGGGTCTAATTAAAAGAAGATATTTTAATCTTCAGCTAATTTTGCGAAGTAGGATAATGACTCATCGTCATCTTCAAAGTCTACTTCTTTAGCAGGCGCCTTAACAGGTGCCTTTTCTGTCTTTGGTGCAAAGCTTTGCTTTGGAGCTGATACTTGTTCGTCAAGATCAATTTCTTCAGCGCGCTTACCTGGTACAGCTGAACCACTCAATCCCATAACCATTTCGAATTTCTTCTTTAAATCGTCATAAGACTTGAAGTGTTTCTCATCCAAAAACTGCGTCAATGAATGTTGCTTAGCCCAGATTTTCTCAATATCAGCATCATCCTCAGCAATAGTACTTGCTGCTTCAAACTCTGACTTATCATAATTACGATATCCTTCAACCTGACGGATCTTCAATTTGAAGTTTGCGCCTTCCCAGAAGTCAAACACATTGATTGGTTTTTCATCTTGGAATTGTGGCTCAGCCATGTCTTTAATCTTATCAAAGATCTTCTTACCAAATTTATAAAGGAATACTTTACCTTCATTCTCTGGATGAGCGGGATCCTTAACAATAAGGATGTTAGTTGTGTAACTTAGCTTACGCTTTTGTTTACGAGCAATTTCTTTATTTGCTTCAGAACCAGAGTTCCAAAGTTCTGTATTATATTCAGATACAGGATCTGCTTTACCTACAGAGGTTAAAGAATTTTCGATGTACCATTTTCCACCTGGACCTTGGAATCCATGATTCCAAACTCTAACCCAAGGCAAGTCTTCGCCTTTAGGTGCAGGTAAAAATCGTAAGACAGCATATCCGTTGCCTGCCTTGTCTACTTCTGGAGACCAGAAGCGATCATCTGCGCCACGTGATTCTGCTTGGGGGTTTGCGATCTTTTCTACCTCTTTCATGAGGGAGTCAAATCCGCCGCGGGATTTTCTTAGATCAGATAGTGATGTGAATGCCATAATTTGCCTTTCGTATTAGCGGTGTATAAATTGTATGTTTAGTATTAACGTCGTTTGATTTTGAGTACTGTCGCATAATCATAATCTAACTCTCCATTGTCATCATCTAATTTCTTAGCTGATGCAATATTATATATAAGATTCTTATGCTTGTCTATAGCATTTTTTTTCTTAATTGCCCGAAACTTTGTTTCTTTATCCCGTTCGGTTTCATTATATCTTTTCTTGCTCATTTTGAAATTTTAAAAACTCCTATCAATTATCTTTCTCTGACGAAACTGCAATGAATGGCCAATGAGAGACCTTGCGTGTAACGTCTGCCTGATTGTAT